TTGGGTCTGTCCCCAGATTCCCTCTATTCTCTTACGTTTAGGGAGTTAGGAAATGCTGTAAAAGGAAAGAAGGAGGGAGAAGAGATGCTGGAGCGTTCCAACTGGGAGCGTACAAGATGGCAGACCTCTCTACTCTTAAATGTCCACACGAAAAAAGGGAGCAAAATATCTCCCAAAGACTTAGCTCTTTTCCCCTGGGAGAAAGCAGTCAAGGAAGTGGAGAGCGATAACAAAGGCTGGGATATGTTTAAAGCGATCGCAGTAGAAAAGAAGTAACATGGCAAAGCTAGGTAGTTTAGTTGTAAATATAGGAGCTAATACAAAGGATCTAAATAAGAAGCTTGGAGCAGTGCAGCGCAAGATGAAGCGCGTAGGTTCTAACTTTAAGAAACTTGGTAGCTCCTTGAGTAGGTCTATTACTTTACCTTTGTTAGGTGTTGCAGCGATGGCTGTAAAGAGTGCCGCAGACCTGGAGACATTAGAAACCAGCTTTGTATCTCTCACTGGAGGAGTTAAGCAGGCTGCTGACATGATGAAGAACTTGAACGAGTTCACAGCAAAAACTCCTTTCCAAATTGACGCAGTCGCAACTAGTGCACGTCAGTTAATAGCTTCAGGTACTAAACTTAGCGAGGTAAACGAAACGCTCCAATTTCTAGGAGATATAGCTGCTACTTCTGGCAGACCTATAAACGAGCTCGCAGAGATCTTCGCGAAAGTGAACGCCAAAGGTAAAGTGAGCCTTATGGATCTTAACCAGCTAGCTATGAAAGGTATTCCAGCTTTCACTGGTTTAGCGAAAGCAACAGGAAAGCTACCTTCTGAGCTTGGAGCTGGAGGGGTTACTGTTCAGCAGTTTAACGATTACCTGAGAAGCTTATCTGAAGAGGGGGGGATGGCAAACGGAGCGATGGAGCGACTCTCTAAAACAGCTTCGGGAAAGTTTAGTACAGCACTCGATAATTTAAAGCTTGCGGGCGCAGCTCTCGCGGACTCCCTACTCCCGATTATAAACGACTTACTCGACTACGTTGTGGATCTTGCACAGAGCTTCGTAGATCTCTCGCCTGCTACTAAAAAAATGATATTAATTGTCGGAGGGCTTGCCGCTGCACTCGGTCCTTTGTTGATGATAATACCAGGTATAGCTGCTGCTTTACCTTTGCTGGGCTCTGCTTTTGTTGCAATGACAGGACCCCTCGGTATAGTCGTTGTAAGTGTTACAGCTCTTATTACAGCTTTTGCTGCTATCGTGAGGGCAAATAAAGATATACCCTCTTCGTTAGAGAAAGCGAATGCAGCTGTTAGAGATCACAGCACAGAGGTACGCTTTTTAGTTGGTCAATATAAAGACGAGACAAAATCTCTTGAAGATAGAAAGAGGATATTAGGGAGGCTCGCGGAAATTGACGCGACACACTTTGGAAACTTAGAAGCAGAGAAAACCACTTATAAAGATTTAGTAACAAATCTAGATAACTATACATCGTCACTTAGGAGAAACTATCTCGAGAAGATACTCGCAGAGGAGGGCTCAGAGATCATGGCTGAGTTAGTAAGAGCCGAAGGGATTGTTAGCGAAAAACGGGTGGCTCTGCAAAAAGCAAAAGACGAGGAGAGAGGAGAAGATATTATTTACGCTTATGGTGTATATTTAGACGCTTCGAAGGAGTATGAGGCAACTGTCTTAACTAGACTTGAGGCATTCGAAAAAAAGAAACAAGACTTACTCAATAAGTACGCGAGCAAAACAGATCCATTAACTCCCCCAGAAGGCGGAAGCGGAGGCGGAGGCGGAGGCGGAGGCGGAGGTTTAGAGGACCTACCAACAGAAGGATCTTTGGACGCGCTACAAAGAACAGTGACGCTGCTTACAGATAGGCTTAACGATGCTAAAATAGGGAGCGATGAGTTCATGGCTACTCAGTATGACCTAGCGGCTGCAACCTTATTACTAGATGCTGCTATCGCTTCGATGAGCCCATCTCTAAATCTAGTGAGCGAAGATGTAACCAGTCTTTTAAATGATTTAAGCAATTTCGAGATAGCAGCCGAAGAAACAGCAGAATCAGTCGCGGATAGTGTAGGCGGTTTGGCTCAGACTATTAATGATGAGATAACTCGAGCTGTTGCCTCAATGCTGTCAGGACTAGCTGAGATGGTGGGGGCTGCTATAGGATCACAAAAACCTATCGAGAATGTTGGCGCGTTTATAGGTGGTGCACTCGCACAGATGGCGATTAATTTAGGAGAGTACGCTATCTTTCATGGTCTCACAATAATAGCAATTAAGGAATCATTAGAGAGCTTAAATGGTTACCTAGTTGTAGCTGCTGGAATTGCTCTAGTTGCTCTCGGGTCAACGGTCAAAGCTTCATTAGCAAAAAGCGCATCAGATGCTGGTATTCCAGCTCTCGCAGAGGGGGGGCTTGCTTATGGTCCGACTCTCGCAATGGTCGGAGATAATAAAGGCGCGAATATAGATCCTGAAGTTGTAGCTCCACTCTCTAAGCTCAAAGGGATGCTAGGAGGTAACACTGTCCAGGTGTATGGTCGTATCTCAGGAGACGATATTGTAATAAGTAATTCGAGAGCTTCACGAGACAGAAACAGATTCTAAATGGCGTATACAGTAGCAGTATCTGAGTTTACAGATATAAAAAATACAGATTGGAAAGTCAAAGTAATTAGCTCAGTAGATCCTGGGGCTATAGACTTACCTTTTAACCTCGGACCTGACGGCTTTAATCTTACTTATGACTTCGATGAGTACGACAGATGTAAACCGATTGTAGGTAGTAGAGTACAGATAACGCTGTATCATCCAATACCGAACACAGCTTATTTTGACGCTTTCTATAACGCTCTAGACAGCTCAGAGGAGGGAACATTTAGAATAGAGATATATAGAGATCCTGACTCAACAAACGAGTTTTGGTGGGCTGGTGCGTTAATGCCTGAACAAACAGTAATCCCAGATGACTATCCACACGCTGCAGTTACTCTTACTGCTGTTGATGGCTTGGCGAATTTAAAAGGCATAGACTATAACAACGAGGGCGCAGCGTACACAGGTACAGCTCTAGTCCTGGAGCATCTGCACAACTTAATACAGAAGCTGCATATTAGTGATGTATGGAGCGCGACAGATGTGGAATTAAAGTTCTTTGAGGATTACATAGGAAAGGAGTACAAAGATTACATAGCTGGAGCTCAAAACAAACAGCTCGAGAATGCGAATATATCACATGAAGCATATTACAATAAAGACGCGAACGGAATAAAGCAATACTTCTCTGCTTACGATGTACTCGAGAGTTTAGCGATTACTTTTAACGTCTCTGTGTTTATGGCTCAGGGCTCAATTTGGTGGGTCCCTCTTGGAGCTATTCAGTCACACGCTTCGAGTGGTACATCTATAGCAAACTTTATGCTAGGAGATGGCACGAGGACATACAACACAGTAGCAAACGTCACAACAGGCGCGATATTTGGCTCTGACTCTGCACAGTGGGAGAAGCTCAACGGATTCGAGAGGACCTCAGCTCCCTCATTTAAGCAAGTAAAAAGAACTAGAAACTACCAGGGTAATCACTCTCTTATACAAGATTCTAATTATACTCAAGCGCAAATAGTTGCTTCTGAGGTGCTCTCAGATGAAGATATCGAATATGCTGCAGATGATAGGTTTATCATAAGCGGAACGCTATTTTATGCAGCTGGAAGCTTTGGGTATATAACTCCAGACCTTGATAGAGTCGCTTCGGTAAAATTAGATATTAAGATTAAAGTTGGGGACGCTGGAGGCACTACAAATTACTTAAAGCGCAATTATTCATTTGATCCAGCTTTACCCTATCCTTTTTGGATGTGGGACTACTTAGCGCCTCCACTTTATCCAGAGGTATATCCAACAGATGCTTGGGATAATGTCACAGCTGCTTTGCCTCATATTGTGGATAGCGTTTCATGGGATACTAACCCTTCGACATATACTATTTTAACTTTTCCCTTTGATAAGTCTACAGGAACAAGAGATATAAGCAATTTAGATCCTTATACCTTCTCACAAACAAACTTAGGAAGTCCACCGTTAAATGGGTATAGTGGTATTCCGTTTAGCTTTGTATCTCCAGGGATACCAGCAGATGCAGCTGGTTTGCAAATCTCCGCAGCTTTAACTGGTGTTGATCATTTAGGAGTAGAAGATACAACTATTAAAGCAGCAACGAATGCTCATGGAGCCATTCAGTACAGAGTAGATAATTTAAGGATTACAAAATACAGCGAAGAATCTGAGCAGACATTTTCGTCTATAGATATAACAGCTAGCAATTCAGATTCTGCTCGCTACGAGATGGATCAAAGTACTACTTTAATAGGAGACTTAACTTCAGATTTTGACCTCGGGACGCTTAGAATAAACAACGGTACAAGCTATGTAAACTCTTCAGAGTGGACCAACTTACAAAGCTCTACAGCCTCGCTCTCAATAAACGGTCTAGGAGTTCGTGAGAGACTAGCAGCGAATAAAAACGCAAAAAGAATTGAGAGAGGTACTTTATACCAGAGAGGTTCAACTTACATACATCCTTACACGATACTAACTAACACAGCAGACAGCGGTAACTTTTACCAGGTGACAGGGTTAAAATATATAGCAAATCGATGTGAGTATGATATGCAGTGTATGTATCTCTCTCGTAATATAACAGGTATTACAGTAGCTGAAGACAATCCAACAGGGAAAGGACCAGCTCGACCTCCTGACGTTTTACCAACAACTAAAGGACCTGAACAACAAAGCACAATACTTGACAACTCTACAAAGCTCGGCTTCGTTACTACTGATACTTACGGGATTACTAAAGTAACAACTTCGACAGGCTCTTCAGCTCTAGATGTGAATTTACCAGTAACTAAAGCTGGGTCAGGTGAGGAGATAGTGACTATAAATACCCTCGGAGCTATGGCACCTCTTGCAGATGGGGCCTCGGGTGAGTTCTTAAAAACAGACGGCTCTGGAGCTCTCAGCTGGGCAGCTGCTGGCGGTGGTGGCGGTGGATGGTTCGGCTCTACGACATTGCTCAAAGTAATGCCAACAGAGTGGATAATGAACGACGATTATACAAGAGGTCCAGTAGTAGTCGAGGACGATGTGACAAATGTACTAGGGATAAAAGCC